ATGAATCCAATGGACCTATTTAACCAAGTANGGTATCATAGCGATAAAATCTTCACTACTAACACTGGTAAGCCTATCCATAGCACAATCCTAAGTGCATCACTCCAACGAGCTAACACAAGACTGGAAACACCTATCGACAAACACTTATCCCCTCACATCTTCAGACACACCACGATAAGCATACTGGCTGAAAACAATGTTCCTCTAAAAACCATCATGGATAGGGTTGGTCATGCAGATTCGGAAGTGACTACTAGCATCTATACCCATGTCACACGGAACATGAAAGACCAGGCAGTCAATATTTTAGATAATATAATTACGAATAACCTTGCCCCTTCCNAAATGATCGAAAAGAAAGATTTCGAAGCTGCTAAAAAGTTTGTCGATGACAATAAAGATGATTTGGGAGAGTACTTCGACCAAGCTAAATCTCTTGTGTCAGGCAACGAAATGGTCAGTGGAGCTTTAGACAAGATTAAAGGTCTATTCTAAGACGAAATCCCCTCAATCAATAAGATTGAGGGGACTTTTTATGTTTAGAGTTTCTATTTAGAGACAATGCATAACACAATCTAAGATTCTTTAGAAACACAAAAAAGAGATTCCCTAAGGAACCTCTTTTTGTTCTATATGACTATAGAATTATTTTTTCAAGTTGTAGAATGATTTCAAACCACGGTATTCTGTTAGTGCCATTTTAAATGCGTATATAATAGGAAGAAAACCTATTAAATAAGGATATATGCGTGTAAGATATAGATGGTAAAACTCACATAAAGTTACTAAAGTTTACACTTATTGCCCCTTATTTGCCCCTTTTTCATAAAAAAACTTGGCAGCATAGACTACCAAGCGACATGAAAAAAACAAAAACATTGAACGTGAAAGTCCATCTATAGTGTACCTCTATTTAGATTAAATGTCTAATGTTATATCAAGAAGACATAAAAAGGCTAGGATAACCCTAGTCTTTTAAAAAGGTTGACATAATCGAGTTAATAAACATACACCTCTCCGTTATCAACGTACCCGACCTTTTTAACACCCTCAACTGGCTCCATCCCACGTTCTTCGACAAGGATATCTCCGTCTTTATCTACCCAAAAATCAAGCATGTCTGCATATTCTTCAAAAGTCATGTCGTCCTTGAAGTTTTCAAAGTTATCTTCCAACGCTTTTTGTAATTGTTTTTCAGTAATCATTTCAAGTTCCTCTTTCTTTTCTTTGATAAGTTCTTCCAATTCATTCAAGTCATCCACAGTAGCGTGGTTCCTGATAAAGCTACGGGCTGACGAACGCTTGGATAAGTAGTTTCTGTGCTCTCTATTGTTTTTATTCCACTTTTTAGTGGCTTTCGTTTGGGCGTTTGTCATTGCAATACCTCTTTATTTTCCGAATCTAGCGACGAATAATTTATGGTATAGCTCGATGTCGCTGCTAGTAACATCTAATAATTTTCCATGAGATTTTTTTACGTTCACGTATTTTTCAAGTTCTTCGACATTTCGCATGTTGCTGATGTCGTATCCAGCTGTTAATAGACCATATAATGCGCTATGGATTTCTCGCAAATTATTATCTTTCAATTTTTTAGAAAGATTGAACATTTTACTAGAAGTTGCAGAGTCGTTTTTAATCTCGTCTGTGTATCGAGAACCTAAAATTTTGTTACCGTTTTTCATTTTTATTTACCTCGTTTGCTTTCTATATACATTATAGTACATATACTATAGAATGTCAACACTTTTTGTAAAGAAGTTTAGTTTTTTGCAAAATAAAAAACCGCCCATGAAAGGGCGGCGTCTACCTATGAAGGCTACTCTCAAAACCAATACTATTATACCACAAAAAAATCCCCAGCACAATGCTGAGGCTTCGACCACTACCGCCATGATATCCCTATTGCAGTGTGAGGGGAGGTGATATACTCCTTTTCATTTTTTAGTTTTCGTGGTCTATTTTCCAGTTTGCCCTTGCGTAGCTTGTGCTCGTTCTTCAATAGCCTTAACTACTGAGGCACTAGCTTCATTAATTGCCTTAGAGACCGCTGCCGTGTCGTTTGATTGACTATTCAAGAAACGGTCAAAGTCGCCATCATCCAACATCAAATGTTTAGCGCCGTTAGAACGTAGAGCATCTACTGTTCCCATTGAGCCGATACCAAATACACGGCCATTAACTACACCAACATATCCTTGACTTCCGCTTTCGCTACGTACTACATAATCCATATTTTCTTCTTCCTCTTTCTTATTAACTAAACTATCACCGTCATTGATGATAACAACATTCTTATCCAATCCACCAGCTAAGCCGGTTGATGTAAACTGCCACCAGCGTGTGTGTTCCATGTTTGGATACACGCCCCAATATGGCTCTGGGCGTACCTCATAATCTGGGTACGCTGCAATCCATAGGCTATTTGGATAGCGTGCAGTGATTTGATCTACATACACATTAGCCAAAGTATATGGTTTGTAACTGTAATAGATAGGTTCAAAGCCATTTGCTTTACAGATATCCATAAATGCCAATACTGCGTTAGTGTTCGCTTGTTTATCACCGCTAGCGCCATCTTCATAATCACACACTAAATAGCGTGGGTGTGATGGCAGATTACTGATAAAGTAGTTAGCTTCAGCTTGCGCTGTTGCCACATCTCCACCGAAACGGGCAAAGTGATAGTACCCAATGCAATTACTTGTGTTAGTTTGTTGAGCGGCTACTGGACTAGCCCAACCCACACCCTCAGTAACTTTAATAACCGTGTTATTAGTCCCAGACGCTTGACAGATACCAGTCAAGTCTCCTGGTTGATACGCTGATACGTCGATAAAATAGGCATTTTCAGCCATGCCATCGAATGGTAATTCAAACCATCCAACCATTTGCTGACTTGGTGCTGACCAGTCAACATAGCTGAAATTACCAGCACTATCAAGATTTCTAGTAACCTTGCGAGTCCACCCACCGTTATAAAGAGCGTCACCGTTGCCGTCAATATTCTGCTCGATTGTGGTAACTGTTCCGTCTGGGTTTTCTGCAACCACGAAACCAATGTGCCCGAATTGGTGATATGGCAAGCAGTTAGTTACCCACACACTGCCTACTGGTGGATTGTTAGCACCGTTAAAACGTGTAACTTTAAGCCCTTGACTTTCTGCTCTACTCAAGCCATCAATGGCGTTTAAGTAGCTGAAATCAAGATTAAACAACCCTTGATACTGTAGCACGTTATCAATCAAACTTATACATTGCCCGCCATACGGATTGGTAGGAACAGTGACACGTTGATTCACTAGACTTTCAAGCGTGTTTAATAGCTGTGTTTTTGATGTCATAGGTCTCCTTTCTCATAATTATTTTTGAATAGCTTGTTTAATTTCCGAGATAGTCCTCTCCAACTCTTCAACCTTTTGTTTTAAAGCGTCAATTTCACTTGTTGGTAATTGAGATTTAGTCACAAGTGGGTCTTCCGCAAATTTATTTTGCTCTAGAACTTGTAGAAAAAAGTTATTATAAGTCGGAAATAATCCATACGCTTGGCTGACAGACAATGATGAAGATTGTTTATCTTTAATTTCCTTGATATCGCTCCCGACCGCTTGAGCAAATTCCGTGAACTTACTCATAGGCTCACGCTTTCGCTGCGTTGTATACGTTCACAAGGTCTTCTTGCTCGATGGTATCGAGACGGCCACCCAATTCAGTCATTTTCGAGATAATACCGCTGTTGGTATTGCCACCCGCTGCTTCGATGTTATCAGCAATTTCCTTGAGTGTGTTAAGGTTTTCGGGGGCTCCGCCAATGATATCGGCTTTCGCTTGCGTGATTGCAGTATTAAGTTGGTCTTGAGTGATGCCGTTAGCGGTTACTTCACCTTTCTCAGCCTTGCCAGCCAACGCTGTTTTAATTTCTTTGATATCTGCACCAACGGCCTGTGCAAAATCGTGTAATTTACTCATTTAGTTATTCCTTTCAAATTTTAGCTAGATTATAGACATTAACGAGGTCTTCCGTGGTATCACTGCCACCAGTAATCAACCCGGACTCTCGCAATTCATCCGCTAGTAGTTTTAGTTTAGGGCCTTTGTCCGATGGGATAGCACTGTCCACATTCAGTGAGTTCTTCACTTTCACTTTGAAATTGTTAGATGGGAAAATGTGCCCTTCCAGTTTAATTTCAAGGTAGTAAGTGCCAGTAGCTACTACACTGCCCATTGAGAATGAGAATACCCCACTTTCAACGGTAACGTCTTGATAGAGTGCTACTGTTTCATCGTTGGAGAGTGTGAGCTTACCAGTGCCGGACAGATTCATGCGTTTTCCATCGTACCCTAGAATTTCAAAACCAAACACGGAAGTGGTGTCCCCAGATTTGAGAACATCCCCTCCCTCGATTTGGTTGATAGAGGTCATGAGCTTAGCCATAGGCTAGTCCTCACGAGGTTCGTTGTAGTTCAATGCACGCTCACTGTCTGCCACACCCTTAGTCGTAGGGTCTGTAACAATACCCAAGATTACCAAGATCACAACGAAAGTATTAACTCCCTCTTGGATGTTGCTAGGGATTGTAAGTCCAAACTGTTGCAACATAAGGAAAACTGCTGAGATAAGAGCTACGAGAGTAGCTTTGTTTTGTAAGCGTAGTTTAAAGTTAATCATTTTCTTTTTCTCCTTTTTCTTCTTCTGAGTTAAGAAAGAATTTATCTTTATCAATATTTTTCTTAATGTATTTGTCGATATAAGGGATTTCCACCCCTAGTGCTGATAGACTAGCCAAAATACTAGAGCCGTAAGCGGCAATCATGGCAAAGATAAATGTATCTAGTACACCTCCTAGATTCATAAAAACTGCGAACGGGTAAAAGATGGCTACAAACGTAATCATGGCCGTGTGACTGACTAGCCCTTTACGAAATTTAGAGCTTGAAAACTCATGAGCAGCCCACGCTCTAGACACTCCGATAACGATGTCGCTAAAAATGATAATCATTAGCAAGAATACCCATAAATGCTCATCGATACCGTGCTCATAGAAATCTCGGACTACGTCGAATACTCCGAAGATTCCGTCTGGTTTGCTGTGCATTTAACACTCCTTAACATATTATTTAACCCCCATTTTTTAAAAACTATTTCAAAAGAATATTGTTGCCGTCTGTGGCATAAGCGATGAAGTCGTTAGAATCCACCGATGCCATACGACCATCAACCAAGCCAATGCGTTGCCCCGTCGACAGCGAACCGATGCCAGTGTCTTCTTTTGCAATATACCCAGCGTACTTAATCACTCCCGTAGCGTTTGGCTCGATATCGTCGAGTGACACACCATAGAACAACCATGGCTCATTAGCCCCCAATGGTTGTACGGAATTACCGACCAATTTGACCGGCGTACCGACTGTGATTCTAGTCTGACTGGTATTTTTCAACGTTCTGACTTCATCCGCAAATTCGACACGTTCCTTGCGTCCTGCACTGTTGATGTTGATGTAAGGCACAATCGTATTTCCGCCACCCGACACCGCAAAATGGTTTCCATGGCGTGAACCGCCTTGTTCCTCGAATAGCTTAACGCTCTTATCAATATTACAGTTCTCGATAGTAACTATTGATTTCTTGGCCCCTGTACCGTAAGACCCAAAACGAATTGATTCTTCAGCACTTCCGGTGATGAAAGTACATTTTGAAATCTTGACACGGTTTGATTCAACGTTGAAATTATCGTGCATCGAGAATGGCAATGTTGTTGATTTGAATGTGCAGTTTTCAAAAAGGTAGCTACCACCCGAACCCATACCGGCAGCATAGGCTTGTGTTGAGTTCCAAACACCCGACTTGTTTCCGAGGTGTTCAAAGTAGCAATCGATATATCTCATATCGTTGTTTGCGTACTGGTTATTTGTCTCATCGTGGACGGCGTAGCGTGTATTTCTAACGGTGATTTTGATGTTCTTAATCGTGTTATGTCGCCAAACGTTCAAAACACTAATACGCTTAGAAGTGTTTTGGGTTGTTTTGCTGTCTGGAACATCCATTTTAAGACGGACATCACCGACACCAATGATATTAACGTAGTCTGGTACTTCTATTCCTTGACGCTCAGACCCGTTATTTTCAACTTCACGAAGGAAGTTGTCACCGCCCAATTCTTGCAATACATCATACTCACCAGAATGTATATACAAGGTAATAGGATTGTCAGCACTACCCGAACCCAATGCTTTGATAGCTTCTGTTAGCGTGCTGAAATCCCCGGCTGATTTTTTGATGGTGTATTCATTTTTGAGTTTAGGAAATGCGATAGGTGTGTTACTTTCAAGAGCACTAGCCCCATAGTTGAGATTAGGCAGTTTAGACGCTGCACCAAGACCGCCTTGGATAAGTTTTGAAGGTTGGTCAACGAGCTGTCTCGAGATTAACAAATACCCAGCTTCGTCTGGTGTGTAATCTGCATCATTAAGCTCGTCACGACTGGAGAATTGCTTCAACTTACGGTCATCAAGGCTGAAAAAGTAAGTGAAGAATCCACGGACACCCTTCAAACCGTATTTCTTACCTTTTTCAAGATAGAAAGGCGGATAGATGCCCCATGAAGGCGCATCTCCCGTCTGCTTAGCCGTACCGGTGTAATACTTTCCACGAATAAACGTGTTCTCGTCAAGAAGTTGCTTGATTTCTGTAACGAAACTTAAATCAGTAGCTTTGACGTCCACTTCCAACTTAGGAATTTTTAGGGAAACATACCCATCTGGGAGATTGTTCATATCAACATTGGCAGCCGCTAGTTGAGCGACTGATGCGTTGAAAACCTTAGGCTTGGCATCAACGTTTTGAGTTGACACATAGAGCAACGAGTCTTCAGTTGGTGTGTATTCCGTAGTTACCACCTTATCGCTGTCAGCTAGCTTTTTGATAATTCGACTACCGTCTACGGATGTAATGTAAGACAGAACGCCACGAGCACCGACAATGTAATAGGTTTTCCCTTTATACATGGTAATAGGCAAATAACGTGACCATGTGGTTTGTTCATCAGCAATAACTTTGCCATTGTTATCTACCCAAAAAGTACCAGCAATCCTATCTGTCAGCATTTGCTTGATACCTTGGGCGAAGTCAATGTTGTCAGCAGTAACTTCGTTACCGCCAAGCCCCCGTGACTGGTAAACACCCCCTTCTTTCCAAGAGCGAGCTCCTTCGTCGTAGTAATACCATTTTCCCGTGTCTTTCGCTACAACGATACCATTTGCACCGTTGGGATAAGTGCTACTGATTTCAGATAGTGAACTGAGAACTGCCTTAGGGGCGTTTGATTCAATCTTGTTAAATTTCTTTTCAACAAAATCAGCACTCGCCTTTCCATTTAGCGTGTTCTCAATAGTGCTGAGACGGTCATCAAGGTTGCCAGCAAGTCCACGGGCCTTGATAACTTCCATGTTCGTATTGCCGTTAGTAGCACCGTCAGCATAGGTCGTTTCAATAGCCTTGGCAATGGCTTCACGGACATCCGCCCCTCTTGTTTTCTTGCGGATTGCCTTGGTCAAAACACTAATGTTCTTGGTGTTTTCCAATGGCGTGACATCATCGTAGAGGTTCAAACGTCCCTCTGCTTCGATTTCTGGCATGTTTAATTACCTCCATTTAATTCTTTTTGCAACCTAGCAATTTCAGCTTCTACGTCCTTAATCGTTCTAGCACGCTCTTGTTCGTCCATGTTGTACGACGCTAACTGGTTGTCATAGTTATCCTTGGCTGCGAGATAATCAGCGTATTGTTTATCATAAGCTGCAATCTCGTCCGCTGATGCGTTGGGGCTAGGCGGATTAGGTGCTTTAGGGGCTGTAGGTGCTGAGCTAGGTTTGTTTTTAAGTGCTGCGAGTTGGTCACGTAAAGCTTTCAAACGTTTCTCTTTATTAGCCGTTGATGTATTCTGTTTCAAGCGTTCGATAGAGTTTTCAGCTTCTTGTAACTGCAATTGATATGTTGCGAGCGATTGCGATTGTGAACCGATAGTCAAATCAACTGATTGTGGATTTAGGATATCAATTTTTTTCTCTAAAATTTGCAAAGTTTCAATTCCGGAAAGTGGTGCATTGATAATCGGGTGTTTGTTCCCGATTTCAAATTTATCGTAACGGCTATCAATCAGATACCGCTCTACCGCTGAAATCGTCCATTTTGCGAGTGCGATTTTCTGATTTCTCAAATACTGCTTACCACGAGCTAATAGCACGCTAGGATTGTCAATTTCTGTCCAAATTACAGCTTTACGAATGATCCCGAACTCTTTAATAAGCTCTTTGTCTTCTAAATAGGCACTGTTGTTGTTAACGTGCCAAATGGTCAACTGTTCTCTGGTAACGTCTGGGCTTTGGTCCTCGTCTGGATGTTCCTTTTGAATATCAGCCCCGATTGGCATGATTTGAGTAGCCAAACCATCAAAATCGAGTGCCCGACTGGCAGATTTGATGTTCTTTCCAATCTGAAGGGGCGATTTCTTGGTTTCTCCGATTTGAGCGGTCCAATCGACATATAAGCGAGTATTCCGCTCGTAAATGGTCAAATAGCCACCGATATTATTAATGACACGCTCTCTGACACAGTCCCAAGTGCTCTCGTATCCAAGATAACGCCAAGGCTTATCCGTCCTACTGTTAACCGTGCAAGTGCCCAAATTAATGCGTTTGTAGTCCTCAACCTCGCCGTTTGCAACTCGTAAAATTTCAGTTAGGTAAGGCGCCGCTCCTTGGTTTGGTAATTTTTGGAACCACTGAGCAGAATCGTGAAGGAATGAAAGGAAGTCCTCGCAGGTCACTTTCTGAGCGAATCCGTCCGTCGTCATTTCATTCGTCGATGTCAAAACTCTGCCCACAAACTCGACCTTTCCGTCGTAGAGATTGACAACCTCAACGATCGACTTAAACGGCACCATTTTGTTATAGAGAGGGTGCGTAAAAGGAACAGCAAACGAAAATTCATGAATCGTGTTTAGTGCTTGGTTGATTTCACCAACGATAACTGTACCACCTCTAGGACTGTACGGGTCGTGGATAGTTTTGCGCCCATACGTGGTGCGGTTTAGCTTATCCCAACGTCTAGCGTTGAAATCACTCCACCA